TCCGGCGATGCAAAGGTGTCCGGTGATGCAGAGGTGTCCGGCAATGCAAAGGTGTACGGCGATGCAATGGTGTCCGGCGATGCAGATTACACAACTATTCATGGATTTGGTACTCAATTCCGTACCACTACGTTTTTTAGATGCAAAGATAAAAAGGTCAGAGTTGCATGCGGATGCTTCTTTGGGACTATTCCGGAATTCCGTGAACAGGTTAAAAATACAAGAAAAGGGAAAATTGCAGAAGAGTATCTGATGATTGCTGACCTTATGGAAAATCATTTTGAAAAATAAAGTGCTCCGAAGGAGAGCTGAAACCTCTCGCCTCGGAGCTGTAAACCACTAATCACCCTAGCGGATTACAGGATAATCATATCATTTCTTCCTGTATTTCGCAAGAGAACAGGAGGATTTTTTATGAAGAAAACCGAGGATAAAAAAGTGACAAATTTTGAAGAGTTCGAAACTTTCTATGCAGTCGAAGTTGTAAGAGAGGCAAAAAAGCAGACTCACAAATGGTTCTGCGCATGGATTGTAACCATGATTGCATTAATTCTTTCAAACGCTGCATGGATGTTTATCAAGTAAGAAAGGAGGAAAGACTGTGGCAATCAGATATACCACAGAACAAAAGAAATACATCCTTTTGAAAGGCAATATTGCAAAAAGGATGGAGGCCGAGCGAGTAAGTGATGCACAGATGGCAGCAATTACCGGAATGGCAGAAAACACTTTCCGTAAAAAGCGAAATAAGCCAGAAACATTCACGTATCCGGAACTGCGGCATATTTTTATTCGATTGAACTTCCCTAACGAGGAAATATTGGAGGCTTTGACATGAAAGATTGGATAGACTCCATTCTGATTGGAGGGATAGCAACGTATCTTCCGTTCTGGACCTGGGACAACAGCCGTGACCAGATCATGGGAGCGTTGGGACTGATCGGAGCTGTGTACATAGCAAGGACGTGGAAAGAATGGACATGCTAGACATGCCAACTAAAAAAGGATCCTCAGAGCTGCAACTCAAATAAGGATCCAAGACAATATATCTCTTCTCCATTGTAGAAGGAAAGAAACCAAAAGTCAATACAAGGAGGAAATTATGAACGAAGAGAAAATCAGAGAAATATTTGATTTGTGTCTGAGAGTTTCAAGTGAAACAACGGCGCATGTGAATTTTGACTATACGGCGTGTGACGACATATCCAGAGTTTATATTTATGTATTTAATGATGCAAGGGAGATCGTAAAACATTTTTCATTGTGCCAGTTTTACGACTTTAAGTTTGAATCTCAGAATTATGAAGATGCAAAGAAATGTCTTCTGGAACTGCTTATTAATGGGAGGTGTCCGTTAAATGAATCTTGAAGAATTAAGACTCCTCCCGAAGTGGGATATGGTTCTTGCAGTGAATATCTTGTTGGAGGAACTGAACAAGCGAAACGCTCCTATTGTTGATTGGGAGAATCCAGATATGTACGTGGATCATCTTGAATATCATGCCGCTGATTCCATTCAGAACGGTAAGACGGTTCCGGGCATGGGGGATAAGTCAGACGCAATCTATTGTTTTTTTAAGCAGTTAAAGGAGCCAGTCTATGAACGAAAGAATACAGGAAGTCTTGAGACTGATTGATGTTCAGCTCGCACTTGTTCCAGATAATCCAATAGAGGAACAGTACAAGGCGAGGACATTGGCAAGTTACACGCAAGCACTAAATGGGCTTTTAGCGGCTCAGAAAACATATAAGGAGGGCAACAATGGGAAAATTTGAAATCCGTATTCCGGCAAGGAAGAAGCAGCCGGCAACCGATAAGGATAACCCGGTTGTGAAAGTATAATCGGAAGCATACAACGCACTGGTTGAAATCTATAACGAATCAACTATATCTATGAAAGACATTGCAAATTTACTGATTGTAGAAGCCAGTAAGTGCGTGGTCTATGACAAGGGGGATTGAAATTGAATATCTATGAAAAATTAGGAGTTATTCAGTCAAAGCTGAAAGCCCCAAAAGGGCAGTATAACTCATTTGGGAAATATAAATACAGAAGTTGTGAGGACATTCTTGAAGCAGTAAAGCCGCTTCTGGCGGAAACAAAGACAGTATTATGTATCACTGATCAAATGGAAGTGGTCGGAGACAGAGTCTATGTAAGAGCAGAAACACATTTAAAAGATGCAGAGGATTCCTCTTCTGAAATCGTAACAGTTGCTTATGCAAGGGAAGAAGAGTCAAAAAAAGGCATGGATTCTTCTCAGGTTACAGGCGCAGCGTCATCTTATGCAAGAAAGTATGCACTGAATGGTCTGTTCTGCATTGATGACAACAAAGACAGTGATTCTACTAATACAGGTAGCAGCGGGAAAACAGCAGCTAAAAAGCCAGAATCAAAAGAACCTGTTGAGATGATTACTTCAGAAAATGTAATGAGCATCCAGAACATCATTGACAAATATCCGAGTTCTAACTTGTTTGAACAGATTAAAACTCGTTTCAAGGTAGACGATGTGAAAGGACTCACAAAAGAAAAAGGGCAAAAATGTCTCAAAATGTTGATTGAGTACGATAAACAGCATAGTGGAAAGGAATAAAAAATGAACAAAGTTATTCTTACAGGACGATTTACAAGAGATCCAGAAGTCAGATATACAAATGATGGAGCATCAATCGCAAGATTTTCCATTGCAGTCAATAGAAGATTTGTAAAAGAGGGTTCTGATCAGAAAGCGGACTTCCTTAATTGTGTTGCGTTTGGAAAGTCTGCGGAGTTTATTGAAAAATATTTCACAAAAGGCATGAAAGCAGATTTATCTGGAAGTATCCAGACAGGATCCTATACGAATAAAGACGGCGTGAAGGTATATACAACAGATATCGTTGTCGAGGAAATCGAATTCGGCGAAAGCAAAGGTTCTTCACAGGCACAGACAGCATCACATACACCGAATCCAGAAGCCGACCCGGACGGCTTTATGAGCATTCCTGATGGTATCGACGAGGAGATGCCATTTAATTGATACAAATTGATAGCAGAGAACATCAGAAAGTTATTGATGACATTAAAAAGGCATTTGACGAGGCAGGGGAAAAATGGTTCGTGTCAAAGCTGTATGTGGGTGATTACATGAATTATGATAACCCGCGTTTAGTAGTTGATAGAAAACAGAACCTTGCAGAGTTATGCGGAAATGTATGTCAGCAGCATGAAAGATTCCGATCTGAAATTATCCGGGCGAATGAAGCAGGAATAAAACTTGTCTTCTTATGTGAACACGGGAAAGGGATCGAAAAGCTGGATGATGTTCTCTGGTGGGAGAATCCCAGGGCAAAGAAGCGTGTTAAGAAAAATGGTATTTGGATTGAGCAAGAACAGAAAGTTATGCACGGCGATACGCTGTACAAAATTCTATGCACAATGCAGAGAAAATATGGCGTTGAGTTCCTATTTTGTGACAAGAAAAATACTGGAAAACGAATAATGGAGATTCTGTCGGATGGACAAAGAAACAATTAAACAGCAGAACAGTATGAGAGATGTTCTTTCCAGATACGGAATGATTCCGAACAGAGCTGGCTTTATCAGTTGCCCATTTCATCCCAGTGACCGTACTGCTTCATTGAAAATTTACAAAGACAGCTACTATTGCTTCGGATGTGGCGCGTCAGGAGATATTTTTACTTTCGTTCAGAATATGGATAATTGCGATTTTAAGACAGCCTTTCAGATTCTTGGCGGAACATACCATAAACCTGATTTTTCGTCCAGAATGGCAATATATCACGCTCAGAAGCAAAAAGAAATGAGAGAGAAAGCAGAACAGAAGAAAAAGGTTGAGCTTCAAGAATGCTTGTCGGATATAGATTTCTACAGAGCTATCCTTGTCAGAGTGAAACCATTATCTGACGGATGGTGTGAAGCATGGAACAGGTTGCAACTTGCGCTATATCACCATGGATTCATAACAGGACTGGAAGAAGGTGATTGAAAGTGGAAATGATAAACAAGCTCACGAAGGATTCTATTCTGGACGAAGAAGTGTTTGACGAGATATTCAGCCAGGAAGACGAGATATACAAGGCACGTCTTACGCTGACCCTTCTGGACAGAGCCAAGGAGCTTGGTGTAAAGAAAAAATTCGAAGATTTGCTGAAGGCTTACACAAAAGTACAGAAGCAGATGATCGAGAAAGAGAAAAGTAATAGGACGTTGTCTATGCTGGACCAGTGGACTAATTTCTCTGATTGTGAATATGACAGAATGAAGTGTCTTAACTGGGTGGCGGACGATGATGGAATCAGAATATCGAATACTAATCCAGGATCGCCGGATATCATAGCTTGTTATCACCCTATACTTCCAATAGAGCGAATGAAGAATCTGGAGACTGGAGAAGAACAGATAAAGCTAATCTATAAGAGAAATAATAAATGGTCCGAGGTTATTGTACCGAAAACCATGGTTGCATCATCTACTAAAATCGTTGGCTTGTCTGCGCTTGGAATTTCAGTAACATCTGAGAATGCGAAGTTTCTTGTGCGGTATCTGTCAGATGTCGAGAATGCAAATGACGATTATATCAACATTCAGTATTCATCCAGCAAAATCGGGTGGATCAGGGATTATTTTCTTCCTTATGACAAAGACATTGTATTCGATGGAGATATGCGGTTCCGACAACTGTATGAAAGTATCAGTGTAGGCGGCAGCAGAACAGAATGGTATGAACATGTAAAAAAGGTTCGTGCTACTGGAAGAATAGAGCCGAAAATCATGTTGGCTGCAAGTTTTGCCAGTATTCTGATTAAGCTTGTTGGCGCACTTCCGTTCTTTGTAGACCTCTGGGGAGAAACTGAAGGCGGCAAGACTGTGACGCTTATGTTGGGAGCTTCCGTCTGGGCGAATCCGGGTGAATCTAGGTACATAGGAGATTTCAAGACAACAGATGTGGCTCTGGAAGCAAAGTCTGATATGCTTAACAATCTTCCACTAATTCTGGATGATACTTCCAAGGTATCTGCCAAGATTAGAGATAACTTCGAGGGCATTGTGTATGACTTGTGTTCCGGCAAAGGAAAGAGCCGCTCTAATAAGGAGTTGGGAGTGAACCGGGAGAATCGCTGGCAGAACTGCATTCTGACCAATGGTGAACGTCCGCTTGCAGGATATGTCAGCCAAGGTGGAGCTATCAACCGAATTATTGAGGTCGAGTGTTCTGAAAAGATATTTGATGATCCACAGCTTACCGCAGATACCCTTAAAAAGAACTACGGGCACGCTGGAATCGATTTTGTAAATGTAGTTAAGGAAATGTCCATTGACGATATAAAAGCCATGCAGAAGCATTTTCAGAGCCTTATACAGGATGATGATAAAATGCAGAAACAGAGTATATCAATGAGCATTATCCTGACAGCAGATAAAATCGCAACAGATCAGCTGTTCCATGATGGCCAGTACATTGACATTGAGACGGCTAAGAATCTTCTGACAGAGAAAGAAATGGTATCTGAAAACGAACGCGCTTACTGGTTCGTGCTTGATAAGATTGCCATGAACGGAATTAAATTCGATGATAACCCAGATATAAAAACGGAAAGATGGGGAATTATCGATAATGATCCGGTAGAGAAGACATCAACCGCAATAATCTATAGCGCAGCGTTTGATGATCTGTGCAAAATTGGAAGATTCTCCAGAAAGGCATTCTTGTCATGGGCTGTTAAGAAAGGGCTTGTGGAAACCGACAGCAGAGGTTATCCGACCAAAGCAAAGAAGCTGGACGGAATTGTCACCAAATGTGTGTTCTTGAAAATTGTAGATGAAATTCCAAAAGGATTCGTTAATTGCAATGATGATTTTGAGATTACGGACGATATTGTGTTTGATTAATAAACAATTCGTTCAAAAGGTAACCGGGTAACCTAGGTAACCTTTGATTCTATATATATATATATGAATATTTATATGCACATATTGAGTATAAAAGTTTCCCTATATGAGAAAGTCAGGGTTACTCGGTTACTCGGTTACCATGCAGTAAAATCAATGGTTTGCGGATTTTTGAACGGTTACGTTTCGGTTACTATCGGTTACTCATAAAGAAGGTGAATAATGAAAGTAGAAGCTAAAGATATTCCGGTCATGCATAAGTTCATGCCAGAGTTCTGGAATACAATAAAAGAATTTTACAATGTGAAAAATGATGATGAATATTTTGATGCATTACATAAAAAAATCGAGGATTTATATGAAATCTATCCAGACAGTTTGGCAAGGTATCTGTCTTTGGCCTTTTACAAATGGGCTGCAGATGCGTCAAAGGGAAAATGCAAAGTATGAATGAGGTGATAGAAATGCCATATAACACAGCGAGAAAGTACTATGAGGGTATCCAGACAAGGAAAGATGTATATCTGTACATCATAAGATACTTGAAAGAACATAATTATCCGCCAAGCATTCCAGAAATCGCAGCAGGTCTGAGCATATCTAACCATACCGTGCAGAATCATTTCGGCGAATTACTGGAAAGTGGATTAATTGAGACGGACAACCCCGGAACGCCACGAGCGTACCGAGTGACAGGATATAAGTTCAGAAAGGTGAAGGAAAAATGAGTAGCAAGTTAAAAGTCAAGAAAAAGACCAGATTTCCTGTTCAGACTTCTAATCAGGCGGCTTATGCGTTTGGACGGGCTATGCAGAACTGTTATAGACAGGTAAAAGACGTAGAGCAGCAAGCCTACGAGGATGGATTCACTGTTGGTGAAGATTGGAGCAACACGATCAACACCGTCACAACCATGATGGCTCTGAGACGCTTATATGGCTTTTCCACGAAGCGATTGCTTGATGTGATAAGAACTGCCAATGAATACGTTAAAATGGCAAATGAGGGCAAAATGAGCGTTCTGAGTATGATGCAGAACATTGAAGAGAACACAGATGTAAGATTTGACGAGATGAATAAGAATCTGGTTAAGAAAATGGGAGTTTGACAAGGAGCTGAATTAAATGAATAGAATTCGTACTCTGAGGGAAGCGAGCAGTATGTCTCAAAAAGAATTGGCGAGCGCAATAGGAGTGCCACAGTCTTTGGTGAGTTATTGGGAAAGAGAAAAGAGAACTCCATCAGTGGTTAACGGGCAAAAGCTCGCTGATTTTTTTGGAGTGGAAATAAAAGATATATTCGTAGAAAAGACTGCACAATAGCGTGCCAGTTGCTTACATGGGCGAAAGGAGAACGAGAATGAAGCAGAAAACACCGGAACAGGAATTAGAGTTGTTAAGAGAAGGCCTATTACATGAGCGCGCTATCTGGGAGCACATCAATGAAAATGGCTGTAATGATCCATTTTGGGCGGATGGATGCAATATGAATCTAACCAGAAATCATATTTTTTCATACAGAAATGAGATTGCAAATTGTTGCGAGGAACATAATCTTCCACTTCCAGAAGAATACTTTCTAAAAGTACCGCCAGAAGTTGACGATGATTATATGGCGAACTTTAACCAAAAAGCCCGTGTAGATAGATTGAAACAGCAGGGAGATACATTAAGCCGGAAGAAAAAGAAGTTTATTGATGATGGACAGATGGAGTTTTGCTGATTAACCATGTAGTTGCTTACATAGGGAAAGTGAGGATGGGAAATGAAATTTAAAAGTAACGCCAAGTATGGCGAAGAACCTAAAACCGGAAGTATTTTCGCCTTAAACTACAATTCTTTAAAAATCGTTATTCACAAATACATTGGCTATGGAGATACGCTGTTACTTAACTGTAACACATTGGATATTTACAACTACAATCTTGAAACAGAAGATTTTGACGAAGCTGTCAGTAAAGCGAAAGAAGTTGTCATGCGTGAAGTTAAGAAAATCAGAGAAAATGCATACAGATTCTATTCAGACAACAACATTGAATTTGACAGATATTAGGAGGGTAGAAATGAAAAATAATAATTACACTTCATTCTTCAAAACGAAACCAAAGAAAGTAGAGAGATACATTCGTTGCAGAAAATGCGGTGGAAACATGGAATGGAGCAGGGGCTTTCCACCACAAATTAAATGCCCGAAGTGCGGATATACTGTATATCCAAAACCTTATGAGCCAGATTGTATCAAACTGCCTGAGACATTGGAAGAATATTTTGAATTATATGAGAAATTGAGGATGAAAAAATGAATAAATTAAAACCTTGTCCGTTTTGCGGAGAAGAGGCGCAAATTTTTACCGATGATGAAATGGGATATTTAGGTAATGCTCAGTATCTTGTAAAATGCGGTAACTGTCTTTGCGGTACAGGACATTATAACAATCCCGAATATGCAATAGAAGCATGGAATAAAAGAGCGAAAGATAAGGAGGACGCAAAATGTTAATCAGAAGTCAGAATAAAATGTCTCTGGTAAAGTTTGAGAATATTGTTGTGAATATCAACAATATCAATGGCAAAGAAATCATTTGTTGGAGTCAGATGAATCCAGGAGAAGATGAATATATTTCATTGGGTCATTATTCCGCCAAAGCAAAAGCCATGAAAGTACTGGATATGATTCAGGAAGCCTATGCAGATGCGGCGTTAATTCCAATGGCAGTTCCGAATATCGGAAAGATGTTCGCAGAAGCACCAGTATCAAAAGAAAATGAACTTCTGGCTGAAGCTATTGGAGAAGTGCTTATGAATAAAATGGTCTTTCAGATGCCAGAGGATGGGAGTGTGGAAATATGAAGCATGTAAAAGAAGTACTGAAAAAATACATTGAAGCTGACAATCAAATTCTCGAAGAAAGGGATGCATTTGTAACTTATCCGGAATTAATTGATGAGTTGCAAGAAGCTATCGAACAGGACGAGAAAGAAAATGGATGGATTCCGGTCAGTGAGAGATTACCGAAAAAATGCGAGGATGTTCTTACAAGCGTAAAATTCACCGGATGTTTAGGACGATACGGAACATTTAAAAAAATTGGACATATTGATTATTATGGAAAATGGAGCGGCGATTGTAGTGGCGGAGAAGTAATCGCTTGGATGCCACTTCCAGAACCATATAAGGAGGACTGACCATGATTGCATTATTATGCGGAATATTTATCGGACTTAATGTCGGTGCATGGGGAGTGATTATACTCGCCATACTGTACGATAAACACCACCCAGACAAATAGAAAGGAGAACGGTATGCTGACAAGGAACAAAAAGCTGAAAGACTACGGTATTCCGGCTGAGGATATTGAAAAACTGAATACGATGCTGAAAGACTTCCCGGCAGAGTACGGATACCTGCTTTCCAGTGCTGCCTTGTCAGCTTGCCCGAAAAACACGGTGATAGCGGATATGGTTATTGAAAATATCCTACACCGGAAAAGTTACAGGAAGATCAGTAAAGAAAAATATATCCCGATGAACCCGAAAGACTTTTATGGATACAGACGCAAGACCGTCGCTGTACTGTATGAGAGAATGCGGTTGTTGGGAGTGTGGGAGGAAAAATAAATGAAAGAATATAAATGTCCAAAGCAGAAACACGTAGACGATGCTAATAGCAAACAAGACGATATTGCAAGCATCATTTACGGCACTCTCGATCATATGTATTGCGATAATTGCAGATTCAATAGCGAAATTAAAGAAAGTGATAATGGTGAATGGAACTGTGATGAATGCCACAGAAAATATAATGGATGGGGAGTTTCCATGTATGAAAGTAATAAAATTGCAAAAGAAATTTTAAAACAGTTAGGAGAATAGAATATGAGCAGACTGATTGATGCAGACGAATTAATCAAATACATCAAAATTTGGGAAATTGGCACAAGTATTAGTTCTGACCAGAAAGAGTTTATTGATTGCATTAATAAACAGCCGACAGCTTTTGATGCGGAAAAAGTTACGGAATCGCTTATGGACAGATTTCGTGTTGTTTCCAATGATGAGGACTTGGAATGGAACAGAGCTATAGATTATGCTATTAAAATCTTAGAAGGTGGTGGAGTTGAATGAGAGAGATTCTTTTCAAGGGAAAACGGATTGATAATGGAGAGTGGGTGGTTGGACAATATGTAAATACATGTTATCCGGGAAATGGTAAGGAGACAGGGAACTTCATTGTCGTGTATCCAAATGAATACCATGAAATTTACACATCCACCCTCTGCCAGTTCACAGGGCTTTGTGATAAGAACGGGAAGAAAATTTGGGAAAATGATATTCTGATGGCACACTTGGATGAATCCTACCCAGAGGATGCGGCATATGAAGCTATTCAATGGGGCATGGCAGGATGGGTAACACGCGAAGCCGGTAGCATAGACAGACGATATCTTGATAAATTCGATCTGGAACATTATGAAGTAGTTGGCAATATTTTTGATAATCCAGATTTATTACAGGAGGAATCAGATGAGTAAATCAGTATTAGTGATTGATACACAAAAATATTGTGCTTTATGCGTTTTACGCAGCGGAGTGCTTCACCCGTTCTGTAGAGTAAACAATAGAGATATTACAGATTTGAGTATTAGACCTGATTGGTGTCCACTGAAGCCATTACCGGAGAAAATGAAAGTAACTGGGCTTTATAACGGCAAGTATTTCAAAGCGGGAGGCAAACTACCGAGCTATAAGATCGGCTGGAACGATTGTATTGACGAGATTGGAGGAGGAAAATAAATGATTGATTTAAGAAATACATGTGTTCTGGTTAGAACAAAAGAGGAAAACGAAATGCTTCTTAAAGAAGCTGAAAAACAGGGATTCCAATGGCCTACAAAAAACTATTGCAGACCATTACCAAAACAACATTTTCCAGACATTTTAAAATTTTATGAAGACAAAGATGTTACCCGCGAAGCACATATTGGCACAGACTCAACTTTCTACGAAGCATCAGAACTCCTCGGGACAAAAGAAATGTCTGCAAGAGAGTTTGCTGAGCGGATTGCAGATGTAAGCAATTGTTGCGAACGTGAATGTATAGGATGTGTGTTGGACAACAGGAATAATAAGTGCAACACGGATTTGTGCAATACACGTAATTGGGAAAATAATATAGATGAACTTCTTGAAATTGCAAAAGTAGGAAAAGGGACAGTTCCTACACCCGAAGAGAAAGCAATTGAAAATATTGAGAAGTTTATCGAGAATCCAGATCGTGCAGCGTTGAATGATGAGTTTGTAGAATCTTTGAAGCTGGCAGTTGAGAAGTTAAAAGAGGCGAAGTAGATGGAGAGATTAACAAAATGGGAAGATGGTAGTATCACATATAACGAAAAACGAGAGCTTGAGTGTGGTGAATATTGCGATAACTGCTCACAGGGCGCAGGAAATTGCAAAACAGTAGAAAATATGATTAAAAAGCTTGCCACTTATGAAGACTTAGAAGAACAGGGCTTGCTTGTGAGATTGCCGGTTAAAATCGGTGATGATATTTATAAGATTCCGAGCAAAGCGAATTATGATTTAAATGTTCTGAATGGATATAAAGCAAATAACAGAGTGTATCATCAAAAAGCTTACAGCATTGTATTTTCACAAAGTGGTTGGTTCGTACAGTGTGATAAAGACAGTATTCATGCCCCGAACGTTATTTGTGTTGACGTAGAATACGGGAAAACATGGTTCCTCACCAGTAAAGAAGCTGAGAAGAAGTTGGAGGAGATGGAAAATGGCTGAATATGTTAAAAAAACAGATGTAATAAAAATCATGGAAAATAATTCTCACATGATAGAGGTATTTGGAGTTAAGAAGAAAATGATTGACGGATTCGCAATGGGTTGTGATTTCGCAGATCTGGAAACTGTCAGTATTGAGGAGGACGATAAGGAGGATTAACATGAAACCATAAGAAGCAAAAGACATATTATCCGATATGAGAGACCAGCATTTATGTTTCCTTGAAAGTTCTGAAAACAAAGATGAATGGCAGAAAAAATATCTCAAGGAAGCATGGGCGTGTGATTCCGGAGCAAAAGCATTGGAAAAGCAGATTCCATGCAAACCTGAAGAATATGCTCCAGATTTTCCGTACAATATATTTTCCACTCAAAAATGTGCGAAATGCGGAACACCTGTTATTGGTAAAAAAATAAGCAAGTACTGTTCTGAATGCGGGCAGAAAATTGACTGGGGAGAGGAAGATGACAGATAACAAACCTACGCTTGAAATTGACAGAGAAAAGAACGAAGTTACGATAAAATGTAATGGAGATACTATAAAGTTCAAAGATGATAATGTGGAAGTGATCAGGGCGAGCAAAAACATGATGTTTAAGCCACTAGACATAACACCGCAGCTCGCCATATCAGCATTCGCAGTACTACATCAATATTGCAGCTCAATCAGTCCACATGACTGCATCAGATGCGCATTCTATGAACATTGCCCGGGATGCTTCATGGGATGTCCAGGAGATCAGGGTGAGACGATCAGAAAATTACAAAGCGACGGATAAAATTAGAGAGTCGGTATTTACCGGCTCTTTTTTAGCGCAAAAATTCATCAAACATGTACCACAACTTTTCTACTGACCTGTGATAGAATATACTCAGAAGTGTTACTATGGGGTTTTATAGCCAGAAATGAGGTGATAATATGGCAAACTTAAAAGCAGTTACAAGAAAACTTCAAAAAGCTATATTATCCACCGGATTAGTCATAAAAATCGGAACATCGCAATTTTACAGTCATGAGCAGGAGCGATTGATAACAGTAACAATTATATCAACACCTACACTTCACCTCACAAAAAGGGGCAAATGGAAGGATTGCGATTATGAAATATTGCGAACTGCATCCCAGTATGATGTGGTCATGTGCCTTAAAGAAATATGGGAGGCGGTCAGAAAATGAGGATAGACAGAGGTGATTAGATGGACTTAACGCCTAAACAGAAAGCGTTTGCAGATGAATATATCAAGAATGGCGGAAATGCATCTGATGCCGCAAGGAAAGCCGGATACTCTAATGGAATCATTAGGAATGCGACAAAAAAACTGTTGGAAAAAGGTTGTATTTCTGCATATATAGCGAAAAAGCAGGCAGAGATCGAGAAACAAAATGGAACTGACATCATGTCTCTGGCAGAAATCCAGCAACGCCGTTCCATGATTGCAAGGGGCGAACTGACCGATTCATTCGGATTTGCTCCAGACTTCTCCGACCAGCTAAAGTCCATGAATGATCTGGAAAAAACGCTTGCTATAAAAGAAGCCAGAGAAGAGCAGCGGAAAGCAGAAGAAAAAGCCAGATTACAAAGTGAATATCATATTGATCTAGATATTGTCCCGGACGTATTTCATAAAATGATTAGAGATATCCGGAAAAAGAAACATAGCGAATACATTCTCCCCGGCGGGCGTGGATCCATGAAGTCATCGACAATATCATTGATTATACCGGAACTGCTGAAGAATAATTCGAACATGCACGCTCTGATTCTGCGAAAAGTCGGAAACACTATCAAAGATTCTGTTTATGCTCAGATGAAATGGGCTATTGATAAATTAAATCTAAATGAGGAATTTACGTGCAAGGTATCTCCTATGGAGATTACGTATAAGCCCACTGGACAGAAGATTTACTTTCGTGGTGCTGACGATCCGTTAAAGATTAAATCTATCAAGCCAGAGTTTGGATATATTGGCATTGTCTGGTTCGAGGAGTTAGATCAGTTTTCTAATCCAGAAGAAATCCGAAATATTCAACAGTCTGCTATTCGTGGTGGTAATGAAGCGTATAAATTTAAGTCATTCAACCCACCTAGGAGTAAGAATAACTGGGCGAATGAATATACAGCAGAAGCAGAAGAAAAAGATAAAAATGTAATGGTTGTGCATAGCACATACCTCGATTTAGGGATTGAACAAGAGTGGCTTGGCGACGTATTTCTTGCAGATGCCGAACATCTAAAAGAAGTAAATCCAGATGCTTACGACAATGAGTATTTAGGCCATGCTAACGGAAATGGTGGAAATATCTTTGAATATATCGAAGAAAGAACTATCACAGACGAAGAGATCAGTCATTTTGATAGAATTTATCAGGGGGTTGACTGGGGCTGGTATCCGGACAAATATGCTTTCTCCAGAATCTATTATGATTCAGATAGAGAAATAATTTATTTCATTGACGAGATTTACGAAAACAAAAAATCAAATGAATGGACTGCAAATGAAATCAAGCGAAGACAGTATGACGATTACGAAATTACTTGCGATTCTGCCGAGCCTAAATCAATCAATGATTACAGAGATTTAGGACTCCCAGCAAGAGGAGCAATCAAAGGGCCGGGAAGTATTGAATATTCTATGAAGTGGCTGCAAAGAAGAAAGCTTGTGTTTGATCCGAAAAGAACGCCAAATGCTTGCAAAGAGTTCAAAAAGTACGAATATGAACGTGATAAAGATGGAAATATTTGCAGTGGATATCCAGACAAGGATAATCATTTAATAGATTCCGTCCGGTATGGCTCAGAATCATTGTGGAGAAGAAGGGGGAACAGTGCATAATGAGAAAAAAATGTTTTGTTACGAATCCAAATGATACTATAGAAAAAAAAATAGTTTCAAATGGGCAAGAAATCATTATAAGAACGAGCGTTTCCAAGAGTGCAACATTCTTAAAATATAAAGAATTTCTTACTGGTGAGGAAGGAAAATGCGGAGGATATGAGTTAGGATCAATGTTATCAACACTCGCACTTGTAAACATGGATGGAAAAATCCTAGAAGTTCCCGCTGACTGGATAGAATTTGAGGACGACTAAATGGGACTTATAACAACACTAAAAAGGTGGTTTAACATGATATTCAAAAAACAAGCCGAAGAGGATTTTAATATCCAGGCGGCAGAATTTCCAGAAATGGAATCACTGATTAACCGGTGCGCGAACATCTACAGGGGCGTGCCGGAATGGTTGGACGATAAGAATAACATCAAGACGATTAATTTTGCTAAATCTGTCTGCTCAGAAACAGCACGGCTCGCAACATTGGCGATCGGCATTCAGATAGACGGTTCTGCAAGAGCTACGTGGTTACAGGAGCAGATAGACAAGGTATACTTCCAGATTCGGCACTGGGTGGAATATGGATGCGCTTACGGAACAGTGTTCATTAAGCCGAACGGCGAAAGCCTTGACGTATTCACTCCGGCAGATGTGATGATTGTGGATTACGATAATCAGGAAATCAAAGGGATTATATTCAAGGATTCTTACACCGTTGGTAGAAAGTACTACACAAGGCTCGAATATCACAGGTTTGTTGAGACAACTGTGGACGGAGTGACGGTCTATCCGTACTACGTTTCTAACAGAGTCTATGTATCAAAATCCCCTCAGTCAATCGGTGATAAAATTGACCTTAAACAGACCAAATGGGCTGACTTAATGGCAGATACGCCACCGATTCTCAAAACAAACGGTGAGAAGCTGGACGGACCTCTGTACGGAGTACTGCGGACACCACAAGCGAACAATGTAGATATCAGCACACCACTTGGACTTCCGATATTTGCCGAAGCCATTGAGGAGTTAAAAGACCTCGATATTGCATACAGCAGAAACGTCGGAGAAATTTTTGATTCGCAGAAGATTGTTCTGGCAGATGACAGATTGCTGATGCCAAGCGGTACACCTGTAGCAACCATGTCACCACAGGGCATGGAGAACAGACGTAATGAGATGAACTTACCGCACTTTGTCAAGAATGTATTCGGACAGGACGAGAAAGAGTTTTATCAAGAAATCAATCCAATTCTCAACACAGATACCCGTATAAGCGGCATAAACGCCATTTTAAGCCAGTTAGGGTACAAGATTGGATTCTCCAACGGGTACTTTGCTTTTAATGAAAAAACCGGCATGGTGACGGCTACGCAGGTAGAAGCAGACGACCGACGGACAATCCAGCTGATTAAGGATGTTAGAGATAAACTAGAGTGTTGTTTGAATGACACTATATACGCCCTAAATACATTTGCAGATTTGTATGGTATCGCGCCAGATTCTAACTGGATTTACGACGAAAAGAAAAAGAAATATGTCCAGTATATAGTTAATTATGATTTTGGTGATTTTACATACAACAGAGAAGAAGACAGGATGACGTGGTACAGTTATGTAAATTCCGGGCATGTAGCATTTTGGCGTTATTTGATGAAATTTTATGGATATACCGAAGAGGAAGCAAAAAAAATTTCACAAGAAGCCAAAGAGGAAAACAAAACGAGAGATTTTTTTGAAGAAGAGTAATGAGATTAGAACAATGGTTAAAGAAGCTTAGCCAGACGAACCGAAACTGTTTGGAGATGAATAGTTATGTTAAGCCCAGAATATTTACGCCGGATAACAGAGGGCAGTGAGCAGATAGCAGAAGAACTGCATCAGTATATCATCTCCGAGATCGTGTTGAGAATGATGGCGAGAATTGGCAGAGGTGAGGACTATATTCTGACCAATGCTGATGCGTGGAGAATCAGAACGCTACAGGAATCTGGTGAGCTGCTAGAGGACATTCTGGCAGAACTATCCAAATACACTAAACGTGAACAGCAGGAACTTCTTGAAGCGTTTGAGGATGCCGGAATCACTGCAATGAACTATGATGATAAGATATATAAGGCGGCAGGATTAAGCCCTGTACCGCTCGAACAGTCACCGGCTATGATAAGACTCATGGAGCGAAATATGAATCATTGTTTAGGAGATTGGAAGAACTTCACAAGAACGACTGCAAGTGCCGCTCAAAGGCTCTATATCGAACAATGTGACCTTGCATATAATCATGTGATGACTGGGGCAGTCGGGTATACACAAGCCATTAAAGAAGCAGTTAATAACGTTGTGAGTGATGGTGTATATGTTGAATACATAAATAAAGAAACAGGAAAGAAAAGACGCGATACAATTGAAACAGCAGTCGCACGTTCTGTCAGAACTGGTGTGGCTCAGGCTGCGGGAGATATATCCCTAAAACGCATGGAAGAAATGAACTGGGATTTAGTTCTGGTCAGTGCTCACATGGGAGCCAGAACAGGTGACGGCGGTGAGAATCCGGGAAATCACGCATGGTGGCAAGGAAAGATATACTCTCGTTCTGGTAAGAGCAAGAAATTTCCACCGTTCTCATTGACCGGATATGGAACGGCAAGTGGACTGTCAGGGGTCAACTGTCGGCATAGTTTTGGGGCAAGTGACGGGGAATTTAATCCCTATGCAGAACTATCAGCACAGGATAAAGCTGACAAAGGTAAACAGTACGAAAAGGAACAGCGGCAACGCACTTATGAGCGAAGAATCCGCAAGACGAAGAGAGAGGTTCTTGGACTGCAAGCAGGAGTTGACAATGCACCGAATGAAAAGGCGAAATTCGCATTACAACAAGACCTTGACCGGAAGTCTTATCTTTTACAGAAGCAAAATGCTGCATACAAGGACTACTGCAAGCAGAACGATCTGAGGGAACTGAAAGACCGGCTCATGATTGCTAAGTGGAGCCGCCAGAACGCCGCAAAAGCCAGAGGAGCGGCAAAGAGATATAAAACAGCAAAGGGGATTGACTGATGGATGATAGATGGGAATATTATAATCCGAATCCCGTTAAGGATAAGAGAACAGGAGACTGCGTTGTCCGGGCAATATGCAAGGCAACCGGTTTTGACTGGGAAACGGTATTTGCCGGATTAATGATACAGGCGTGCGCTCTATCAGATATGCCAAGCGCAAATTATGTCTGGGGAGCGTACCTCTATAAACGTGGGTACAGACGTAAACTGATTGAACAATCAGAACGATATATCTATACAGTCAACGACTTTTGCACAGACCATCCGACAGGCACATACATTCTCTGCATAGATGGTCATGTGGTGACGGTACAGAACGGCAAATATTACGATACATGGGATAGTGGTAATGAGATCCCGGTATACTACTGGGAAAAGGAGAGCAAATGAGCATATCAGAATTTGTACAAGTATTCCTCTCAATTTGCGGAGGAGTGTCTATTGTCGGAGGGGCGGCAGCCGTAATCTTTAAATGGATCACCCCGGCGTTTCGGCTTAATAAGCGAGTTGAAACACTGGAAGAACACGACAAGCGTGACTTTGAGAGTCTTCAGAGGATTGCGGAACGTGATTCATTGATTCTGGAAGTGCTATCAACCATGCTGGATAGTCAGATCAGCGGGAATAATGTTGAGGAATTAAAAAAAACAAAACAGAAGCTCACGGAGTATCTTGCGCAGAATCAGCGTTAGCATTAGTAAGGGGTATGCTCATGAAGTTATATGTATTCACTAAGAAAGATATAGACAGATTCTTGACAGAGTGTAATTTCACACCGGATGAAGAAAGATTGTTCCGGTTGAGATGCCAGGAGCGCACTCTTGAATACTGCGCTGAACAGATGAACGTGAGTATATCTACAGCAAAGCGGTTAAGCCGGAGGGTGAATAATAAAATAATTAAAGTGTGCTGATACTTTTTGGATACTAATTAGAGCCAGAAACGACCTGTTTCCGGTTCTTTTTTTATGCAAAAATATAATCAGAAAGGCGGTGTATAAGATGGCATTATATAACAATCCTTATCAATATAGTTTTGGCGTTCCTGGGCAGATGAACCAGTTCCAGCAACAGCCTGTCCAGATTCCAGCTCAACCAGTACAGCAACCACAACAGAATAACAATGGTATCCTGTGGGTATCCGGCGAAGTCGGCGCAAAATCCTATCTGGTAGCACCTGGAACAAGCGTTTTACTGATGGATTCAGAGAGTGAAAAGTTCTACATAAAATCCACAGATGTATCCGGCATGCCGCAACCATTACGAACGTTTGAGTATCATGAAGTAGGCGCCCAGATGCCGCCTAAACAGACTGCTCAGAACATGGACAGTAAATACGTCACCAGACAGGAATACGACGATTTAAAGGGCAAATACGAAGCTATCATAAACCGATTAAATTCATTTTCTGAACCTATTAGAGCTAATACTGTACAGGAATCAGCAATCAAGGGAGGAAATGCAGATGAGTAATCCATTATTTAACACACTTGGCGGTGGGATGCCACAGGGAAACGGACCAATGCAGATGATACAACAATTCATGCAATTTAAACAGAATTATAAGGGAAACCCAAAAGAAGAAGTTCAGAAAATGTTGCAGTCTGGAAGGATTTCACAGCAACAGCTTAATCAGGTTCAACAGATGGCAGGGCAGTTCCAAAATCTGCTGAAAAATATAAAATAGTACATTACAATCTGGCCAGATTGATGTAAATATACAATAAAGGAGATTATAACTATGGATGGAAATTTAACAGCATCGGACGTTGCTCTTTTGACCGGGAACAACAGAAATGATGGAATGTTTGGCGGAGATGGCGCATGGTGGCTTATCGTGCTTTTCTTGTTCGTATTCTGCGGATGGGGAAACAACGGCTGGGGCAATAATGGAAACGGTGGCGGATATGTAGCCACAGCAGCTACTCAGGCGGATATACAGAGAGGATTCGACAACTCTGCTGTGATTAGCAAACTTGACGGAATCAATAGCGGCCTGTGTGATGGCTTCTATGCTATGAATAACGGTATGCTTACCGGATTTAACGGAATCAACACAAACATCATGCAGACTGGTTTCGGCATTCAGCAGGCTATTAATGCTGACACTGTAGCAAATATGCAGAATACCAATGCACTCCAGGCACAGCTTGCAAACTGCTGCTGCGAAACCAGAGAAGCAATCCAGGGCATAAACTACAACATGGCGCAGAATACCTGTGCATTGCAGAACACTATGAACAGCAACACAAGAGATATCATTGACAGCCAGAACGCTGGAACAAGAGCCATTCTTGATTATCTTTGCAATGAAAAGATTTCTAACCTGCAGGCTGAAAACAATGATCTCAGACGTGCCGCTTCTCAGGATCGCCAGAGTGCACTTCTCACAACTGCAATGGCTTCTCAGACACAGCAGCTCATTAATGCGATTAATCCAGCACCGATTCCGGCATATCAGGTTCCTAATCCGAACACATATTACGGATGCGGATGCAACACCGGATGTAATTGTTAACAACTTCATATCGAGAGTATCTTTCGATTGATTCGGATGTCGGCTTATGCCGTATTACACAGAGGGGCAGGCTGAGACCTGTCCTTTTGTGATGTGATATGAAAGGAGTATTTTTATGGCAGAATTTACAAATGTAGCTGCTCAGACTGTAGCAGCAAATGGAAACGTAGTATTTTCAAACACAGCAGTCAAAGGTTCTAACTGCATTCAGCACAGGGAGGGAAGTGGAATCATTACGCTGAGAGGACTTACTAACCAGTGCAAGGCTAGATTTTTCGTGGACTTCTCTGGTAATATTGCAATTCCAACAGGTGGTACTGTCGGGGCTATCTCTCTGGCTATTGCAATATCTGGTGAGCCGGTTCTTTCTTCTCAGATGATTTCCACACCGGCAGCAGTAGACCAGTACAACAATGTGTCCTCTGGAATCTATATTGATGTACCTCGCGGATGTTGCGTTAATATCGCAGTAGAGAATACAAGCGATCAGGCTGTTTCTGTTGCGAACGCAAACATTGTTGTGACCAGAGAAGCATAGGAGGTGTGATTATGAGAGACATTAAAGACTTATGTGCAAGAATTGAAGACGAACTGTCCAAAATTGCTGACAGTGGGCTGACCACTGGAAATCTGGAAATGACATACAAACTGATTGATATGTATAAAGATATCAAGAATACGCAGTACTGGGACAAGAAAGTGGAATATTACAATACTGTCCTTGATGAGATGCGTGGTGGCTACAATGACGATTACAGCGAACGTGGAAGAAAGCGCGACAGCATGGGGAGATACAGCTCAAATGACGGCAGAATGATGCCGGATTACGACAGAGGCAGTTCTTATGCCAGACGTGGTGAACATTATGTCAGAGGGCATTACAGCCGTTCCGACGGACGAGATGCTTATGACGACTATATGACACAGAAACAGAGCTATCGTTCCGGCAAATCTGAGGACTGCAAGAGGAAGATGCTTGCCGCTCTGGAAGAACATCTGGACGAACTCACAACAGAAATGAGCGATATGTCAAAGGACGCAGAGTGTCGGGAAGAACGTGATCTTGTCAAAAGATACGTGGAAAAGCTCCGGGATATGCTCTAATTGGCTAAAACATGTACCACAACTTTTTGGAGGTTCTGTGGTAAAATGTATTCATAGGGAAGATTTGTAAGCAGAAATGCTTGACATAGACATTTTTATTGCTTTCCTCCTTTCTTTAAGCAGATGCGTGTCCTTAATAGAAACAGGTTCGGGGTGGAATCTGGAGGTTGAAAAGCGGATGCAATTTCCGACACGTATCATTGCCGCTAGTGCATGGCGGCATACCCTCCTTGTGAGCATATAACTGAACAGTGAAATCCAACCCGTGCAGAGGTGTGCGACCGTATAGGCGGTGTTGACGTAGCCCGAAACGTCTCGTGTTTAGGCATAGCACGTAAAATACCTTGCTAACCCGGGAATCCGGGTTAATGGGATATAGCTCAGTTGGTAGAGCATCTGACTGTTAATCAGAGTGTCACAGGTTCGATTCCTGTTATCCCAGTTACCCTGCCAGTGGTCTAACTGGCTTAATCCATTTACCTGCGGCGGCAGGTCAATAAACACGACCAGGAGGATATATATGCAGAAACTTATTGACACATTAAAATCATTTGGAATCGAAATCCCGGAAGATAAACAGGCAGATGTGAAGAAAGCACTCTCTGAGCATTACAAAAATGCTAAGGAAGTAGCAAAAACTCTGTCAAAAGTCGAGGGTGAACGTGATGACTGGAAAGAACGTGCTGAGACAGCAGAAGAAACCTTAAAAGGTTTTGACGGTATCGACCCGGCGAATGTTAAGACCGAGTTAGAGACCTGGAAACAGAAAGCGGCAGATGCAGAGAAAGAATTCAATGCAAAAATCTACGACCGTGATTTCTCAGATGCTCTGAAAGCGGCACTCGATGATGTTAAGTTTTCCAGTGAAGCGGCAAAGAAATCAGTCATGGCAGACATCAAGGAAGCAGGCCTTAAGCTGAAAGACGGTAAGATTCTTGGACTGAATGATCTGATTGAGCAGATGAAACAGTCTGACGCATCCGCTTTTGTGGATGAATCTCAGCAACAGGCTCAGCAGAACCAGGCAAGGTTTACTACTCATGTTGGACAGCAGAAGACACCGGGAAGTATGACAAAGAAAGATATCGAAGCAATCAAAGACCCGTCCGAGAGACAGGCTGCAATTGCTCAGAATATTCAGTTATTCCAGTGATTTTTACACCGACTATACACCAGAGTATAGCCGCTAACCCAATACCTTAACAATTATGGGTAGAAAGGATTTTTTTATGCCAGCAAAAACAAATCTTATTATGACTAATGATATTCAGGTCACAGCACGTGAGATTGACTTTGTTACCAGATTCGAAAGAAACTGGCAGCACTTACGCGATATTCTGGGTATCATGAGACCTATCAAAAAGACACCCGGAGCGGTTCTTAAATCAAAATATGCAGAAGGTACATTACAGGATGGAAATGTTGGTGAGGGTGAGGAAATCCCTTACAGCAAATTCACTGTAAAAGAAAAGCCTTATGCAGAAATGAGCATTGAGAAGTACGCAAAGGCTGTATCTATCGAAGCAATCAAGGATCACGGTTACGAGAACGCTGTTCAGATGACCGATGATGAATTCCTTTTCCAGCTCCAGACCAATGTTACTGAAAGATTTTATGATTATCTGAAAACAGGTACCCTCACATTCACAGAAACTACTTTCCAGATGGCTCTGGCAATGGCTAAAGGCCGTGTTGAGAACAAATTCAAACAGATGCACAGAAATGTGACTGGTGTTGTTGGATTTGTGAACATCCTGGATGTGTATGAGTATATCGGCGCAGCTGAGATCACTATTCAGAACCAGTTCGGATTCCAGTACATGAAAGATTTCATGGGCTTCAATACCATCTTCTTACTGTCCGACAGCGAGATTCCAAGAGGACAGGTTATTGCAACCCCTGTTGAGAACATCGTACTTTACTATGTTGACCCGAACGAGTCCGATTTCGCAAGAGCAGGTCTTGTATACACTGTATCTGGTGAGACAAACCTGATCGGATTCCACACTCAGGGCAACTACCACACAGCAGTATCTGAAGCATTTGCAATCATGGGGCTTACCCTCTTTGCAGAGTACATTGATGCTATTGCTGTCGGAACCATCAACACAACTCAGACGCTCGGAACTCTGACTGTAAACTCCACAGCAGGAAGTAAGAGTGGAGATACTAAAGTGACCATTACTCCGGCAAAAGCAAGCGCAGGAAATGTGTACAAGTACAAAGTCGCATCTTCTGAGACTGCTGTAGACTACGGACAGAATGTGAAGAACTGGAGCGCATGGGATGGCGAATCCGACATTACAGCAACAACGGGGCAGGTAATCACAGTGGTTGAATGTGACAGCACCTATAAAGCATTAAGTGCTGGACATGCGACTGTAACGGCAAAATGATGATCGACTAGGAGGTAACTGGCATGGCTTATGCAGATTATAAATTCTATACAGAATCATTCGGCAATGTCGTGCCAGAAACCGACTTTCCACGACTGGCAGAAAGAGCCAGTGATTTTGTGGATTTAATGACATCCGACAGGCTGGCGAATGGACTGCCGACAGATGAACGCTCACAAAAGCGTATCAAAAAAACGGTCTGTTCACTGGCTGAAAAAATGTATCAAATTGAACTTGCTGAAAAGAATGCTACCAATGCCGCTGTGAGCGGTACGTCAACCGCAATCGGATCCGGTGGTAGCACGACAGGCATTGTAACATCTGTATCATCTGGCAGTGAATCCATCTCTTATGCAACGCCACAGCAGAAAGCATCAGGTGCAAAGGAATGGAGTGCGGTGTATGCCGCCGCCGGAGATGTGCAGAAAACGAACGACTTGCTTCTTAAGACAGCTTTGCCGCTTCTGATGGGAGTGAGGACGGATGATGGGATACCAGTTCTTTATGCAGGAGTGTGATTAATATGAAAAAGTTATTTATCTCTCAGCCAATGAGAGGAAAGACAGACGAGGAAATTCTCGCGGTAAGAGAAAAGGCAATCAAAAGCGCAGAAAGACAGGTTGGTGAGCCGGTAGAAGTTATTGATTCTTTCTTTCAGTCGGCACCAGTGGACGCAAAGCCACTCTGGTATCTGGGTGAATCTCTCAAACTTCTGGCAGAAGCTGACGTGGCGTTTTTCGCTAAAGGATGGGACGAAGCCAGAGGGTGCAAGATTGAGAACACCTGTGCCATTGAATATGGCATTGAGACCATTATTGAGGACTACAGAAAGGACTAAGCTATGGATATTTCAACATTAGGCTCATGCGTAGCAATCGTGATGATTTGCTACATCGTAGGAATGGGCTGTAAAGCATCAAAAAGAATCTCTGATGAATGGATTCCGGTGATCATGGCGGTTATTGGTGGGATTCTCGGAGCAGTCGGAATGGGAATTATCCCGGATTTCCCGGCAACGGATTATATCACGGCAGTTGCAGTCGGTATGTTTAATGGATTGTCGGCCACCGGTGTGAATCAGATTATTAAGCAGACAGTGCAGAAAGAATAATTAAGGAGAGGGTATCATGTATTCGTCTAAAATTACACTTTTCAACTATTACGAAAGTGCCACGACAAGAGATGCGTACTGGTATCCTCATGTTTTATCTGGCGTTGACCTCATTACCGACAAGGGAGCAATCCTTAAAAAGTACGGACCAGACGCAACTGACAATGCACAGTTACATATCCATTATACTGTCCAGAATGGCGATATAATCATTGCTGACAAGAATGGAAAGATTCTCCCATATGTACCGCCTAAAGAGTGGAAAAGACAGATTAACAACGCTCTGGAAGATACTATCACATTCTCAGACGAATCGTTTTTCTGGGAAGGTGAGTGGACTGGTGGAACGGTAATTGACAGTGATTATCGGAATGGATTCTACCAGTACATGAATGAGAACAAGGATAATGTGTTTAAGATTACCAGTGTAGGCGGTCCGTATACACTGATTCCGCATTTTGAAATTTTGGGTAAGTAATATGAGCAAAATTCATCATTTCAAAGGATTCTCCGTAGTTGACGGAGATATGAAAATCAAGCTGAATATGGATAGATTCTCCAGACAGTATCAAGAAGCCCAGTACCTCCTTGATGGAATGGTTATGGACAGTATGATAGAGTTTATGCCAATGATTTCGGGAGATTTTATTGACCGAACAAGAGCCAAAAGTACATCGATGCAAGGGACTGGATTTGTATGTGCGGCGGCAGAACCATATGGACGTTTTCTTTATTTTGGAAAAACCATGGTCGACCCCGCAACAGGTAGCACATGGGCAAGACACGATGCGGAAAAGGTTCTTGTGAGTCAGTATTCTGGCAAGACGAACGCAAAGGAGAATCTTCAATATACAAAATCACCGCATACTCAGGTACAAGCTGAATGGTTCGATGCCGCTAAACGAAAATACGGCAGTACATGGCTTCGCAAAGTAAAAGCACAGGCAGGAGGTGGCAGACATGGCAGATAAACCTATCGGAGTAGATGCAACCGGATATGAGATTCTGACAGATGCCATGAAAGCACTTCTGAACCAGTATCCGGGATTGTATGAAAATGAAACAATCAAGTTTGAGGAACTCGGCAAAGATTCCGGAATTGCGTTCTCGGCAGATAACGGCGCCTTGATTTATTCAGAAAAAGAAGATGTATGCGGAGTAATGCATCAGGTATGCCAGTATCCATTCTATGTGGTTTACCGCACAGCATCCGACAAGGAAAGGCAGAAGTTATCCGTTCAGAAGTTCCTGGATAATCTCGGTAAATGGATATGCCGAGAACCAGTTATCATAAATGGCTCTGAGACACGTTTAAATGCGTTTCCTGAGCTTTCACAGGGGCGAGTGATAAAACGCATCACCCGTGACAACTCCTATGGTTTAGAGCCACAGGAGAGTGGTGTACAGGACTGGTTATTGCCATTATCGGTGCGCTACGAAAACACTTATGAAGTAATATAACAAGCAACAACCGGCTATCAATTGGAGATAGTCGCTAACCTACGCAGCCTTTTAAAAGTTATAGGCAGAAAGGACATTTTTATGGCAGTTACAGGCAAAATTGACCGTAAATATATGGCTCATTATATTGATGCAGGTTCACTCTGTGGAGGACTGACACCGAAATACGAGCGTCTTGGAAAGGATCTGGAAGAGTACAATGTCGAACTCAATCCAGACACTGAAACATCTAAGAACATTCTCGGAGAATCCACATTCAAACACAACGGCTACGAAGTTTCTTCTGACGCTGATCCGTTCTATGCAGACACTACTTCTGATCTGTTCACAGCATTACAGAAGATTGTAGATGGGCGTCTCAAAGACGATAACCTCAAGACAAAAGCAGTTGAAGTTCATCTCTGGACAGAAGCCACAGCGGGCAAGTATGAAGCATACCAGCAGGATTGCTACGTTGTGCCGACCTCCTACGGCGGTGACACATCTGGTTATCAGATTCCATTTACCGTGAACTATGTCGGAGAGCGTGTAAAAGGAAAATTTGATATCAATTCCGGTACATTCACAGCCGACAGCGAATAAGCGCATATACAAGGAGGGCACGTCAAATGGCAAAAGTAATTAATACCAAAATTGATGATGGAATTCTCATTTTTACATTCACAAACAATGAAGACGAAGTTTTTTCTTCTTTCAAGCTGAATCCAACCGACATTAATGTAGCAGCACGTGCAGAGGAACTGACAGAATACTTCGAGCAGCTCAAAGATTCTATTCAGAAAGTCACTTCTGGCAAAGAAATGGCAGAGCTGAACAAACAGATCGAGGATAAAATCAACTATCTGCTCGGATATGAAGCATCAAAAGACCTGTTCAAAGAGCCGATCACGGCAACCACTGTATTCGGCAATGGTCAGGTGTTCGCTTATATCGTTCTGGACAAAATCAGTGATGCAATAAAGCCGGAAATCGAAAAGAGAAAAAAGAAAATGCAGGCAGCAGTCAATAAGTATACGGAGAAGTATACAAAATGACCGCCTATGAGCTTCCCACCTCACTAAACATAAGTGGGGTGGATTTTTCTATCAGAACGGATTTTCGAGCAATTATTGATATTCTGGTCGCCATGAATGACCCAGAACTGGACGAGCAGGCGAAAGCAGTTGTTATGTTGCAGATTCTGTTTGAGGACTGGCAGAGCATACCGCCTGAGTGTCTGGACGAAGCTTGTCAGAAAGCATCGGAGTTCATCGACTGTGGACAATCTAACGATAATCCGAACCACCCTAAACCCCGTTTGATGGACTGGGAGCAAGACGGAGACATGATCGTACCAGCTGTGAACAAAGTTGCCGGTAAAGAAATCAGAGCCATTCCGTATATGCACTGGTGGACATTTTTTGGATATTTCATGGAATCCGGTGAATGCCTGTTCAACACGGTTGTTGGAATCCGCAGTAAAAAAGCAAAGGGCGAAAAGCTCGATAAATGGGAAAAGAAATTCTATCAAGAAAATAAGAACATTATTGATATAAAAACACGTCTCAGCGAAGAAGAGCAAGCTTATAAAGATAAGCTGAATGAGATGTTGAACCTCAAATAGTTAGGAGGTGAACTCATGGCTGCTGATGGCTCAGTCATTATTGATACCAGAATGGATACAACCGGTGTCCGAAATGGCGTATCAGCTATAAAACAGTCATTTAACGGCCTTGGAAGTGCTGTAAAGAAAATCGGTCTGCTGATTGGTGGGGCGTTTGCTGTCGGCAAATTGGTGCAGTTTGGGAAAGAGTGCGTGGAACTTGGCTCTGATCTGGCAGAAGTGCAGAACGTGGTCGATGTTACATTTACAACCATGTCGGACAAGGTCAATGAATTTGCAAAGAACGCCATGACCTCAGCCGGACTGTCAGAAACCATGGCAAAAAGGTATGTCGGCACGTTCGGAGCAATGTCTAAGTCGTTCGGCTTCTCAGAAGCACAGGCTTACGATATGTCAACAGCTCTGACACAGCTAACTGGTGATGTGGCATCATTTTACAACATTTCACAAGACTTGGCTTATATAAAACTGAAGTCGGTTTTTACAGGAGAAACGGAAACACTTAAAGACTTGGGTTAACAATTAGCTCCCTTACACAGCAATGTGTATTGAATAACATGGTGAACGAAGAAATCTTCGGTGTGTTGCTTTATGAGCAATGCTAACGGTAAAAGCCTAAAATTATTTAAAAAACTTGTGGTTATGACACCTGTATGATATAATATTTATAGGAGGTGATTTCCATGAGTGAAGAAATTTGGAAAGATATTAAAGGCTATGAGGGTCTGTATCAAGTAAGTAATCTGGGAAGAATAAAAAGCCTTGAGCGTAGATGCAAGGCAAGATGGTATACAAGAAAAGTACCAGAGAAAATTCATTCTCCTGCGCTTGATACTTACGGCTATCCAATAGTCTCTTTGCACAAAGACGGCAAAAAGAAAACAATTACAATTCATAAATTGGTTGCAAATGCTTTTCTTGAAAAGCCGGACGGTTGCAATTCCATTAATCACATTGACGAAAACAAACAGAATAATTGCGTTGAAAATCTTGAATGGTGTACTGTTCAGGAAAACAATGCTTACGGAACGAGAGTAGAACGGCTAAGAAAAACTCAGCAAAGAGCTATTCTACAATGTGATTTAGATGGAAATGTAATTAGAGAATGGGAGGGGATGAACTTCCTTTGCAGAGAAACAGGATATGATCAAGGTTTAATATCTAAAGTATGCAATAATGTTTACAGACATCGTACTGCATATGGATTCAAATGGAAATTTAAATAATTATGGTAATACCGTGCTAAGCATCGAAGAGTCTCAATAAGAGGCTCTTTTTTGATGAAAGTGTAACGACTATTCCGTAAGGAAGTAGGTTTAGGGTGAAATTCCCTATTCCGAAGTGCCATGCATCCTATTTGGATGAAGAGATAGTCTACTCCCCTAATAAATATCGGGAAACCGAGGGTATAAAGGGTCGTTATGACACAAAGTGCACTTGACCAATATGCACTTGCAAATGGCTACGGCAAGACCACATCTGCAATGACTGAACAGGAGAAAGTTGCTCTCCGCTTTGCTTTTGTGCAGGAACAGTTATCAGCCGCATCTGGCGACTTCATCCGTACTTCAGACAGTTGGGCGAACCAGGTGCGAGTGATGCAGTTGCAGTTGCAGTCCCTCAAGGCAACAGTCGGACAAGGGCTGATTAATATTTTTACACCTGTTCTGAAAGTAATCAATATTCTTCTCGGCAAACTGGCGACTCTGGCAAACGCATTTAAGTCATTCACGGAGCTTATTACTGGCAAGAAATCTTCCGGTCAAACGAGCGGAAGTGGAGCGGGTCTTGCCGGAACAGACGCGATCGCAGATACAGCGGACCAGTATGGACAGGCGGCAGATAATGCAAAGAAACTGGCTGATGCCACGAACGACAATGCAAAAGCAACAAAAAAAGCGAATAAAGTAACAAAAAACTATCTTTCGTCACTTGATGAAGTTCACAAAGTCACATCTACTGGCAGCAATTCATCTTCCACACCATCTTCATCTGGTGGAAGTGGTGGAGCAGGTAACAGCGGTCTTCCGAGTTCAGTTGGTAATGTGGACTACGGAAATCTCGCAGAAGGTGAAACCGCGCTTGATAAAATTAGCGATTCCGCAAAAAAACTTGCTGACCTGCTCAAGAAACTCTGGAAACCATTCCAGGACGCATGGAAAAAAGAGGGTAAGAATACCATTAATGCAGCAAAAGTCGCACTTGATGGACTCAAAAAGCTCGCTGTAAGTGTAGGTAAAAGCCTTGTAGAGGTCTGGACAAATGGCACAGGCACAACGATGCTTACGACCATGCTGAGGATTGCTCAGAACGTGCTTAAAACTATCGGGAATATTGCATCCGGTTTTGCGGATGCGTGGAATAAGAACAATGTTGGAACGCAGATCATACAGAACATTGCAGACGCCCTTGTGGTGGTTATGCAGTTTGTTGAAAAAATCGCAGAGGATACAGCAACATGGGCGGCGAACTTGAACTTTTATCCGTTACTAGAATCCATCAGTAACCTGACCAGTACCTTTGCGCCAATTCTGGAATCTATCGGAAATGTTCTTGAATGGATTTATAACAATATTGTTCTCCCAATGCTGAAATGGCTGATTGAAACAGGAATTCCGACAGTGATTAACCTAGTGTCTGATTTGGCTGGATTCTTTGCAGATCATCAATCAATCATTGAAGCATTTGGCGCAGCTCTGATCGGAGCATTTGCGGCAGCGAAGATTGCAGGCTTAGCTTCGAGAATCGCAGGAAGTATAACGACAGTAGCAAGTTTCATTAAGGGTCTTATTGCACTCATGACCGGCTCTGGCGGCATTATTGGTGGAATCAAAGCCATTGCGACAGCTGTCGGACCGGGCGGAATTTTTATAGCAGCAGTAACAGCTTGCATTGCGATTGGTGTATTGCTGTACAAAAACTGGGACAAAATAAAAGAAGTTGCAGGTGCGGTATGGAGTTGGATTAAAGACAAAACCATAGCTTTCGTTGATGGAATAAAATCCAAACTAAGTGATTTGGCAGAAAAGATTGTTTCTATTTGGAATGGTATCAAATCAAGTGCAAAAGAAAAGTGGAGCGCTATATGGTCCACTATAAAAGAAGTTGTAAAGAGGATAGTTGATGGAATCGTTGATAAATTCAAAAGTGCAAGAGACAAGGTTGTTGATACGTTCGAGGGTATTAAAAACAAAGTTAAAGAGATATTCAATAAAGTTATCGGTATCGTAAATGGCGCAATCGGTACGGTGAACGGCGCGATCAGTGGAATTGAATCTGCAATGTCATTTGGTCCGTGGGAAGTGCCTACACCATTCGGCTCTAAGACGATCGGATTTAGCGCAAGCTTTCCAAGAGTACCGACTATTCCATATCTGGCAAAAGGTGCAGTTATTCCACCAAGAAGCGAATTTCTGGCTGTCCTTGGAGACCAGAAACAGGGTAATAACATTGAAGCACCAGAAGCACTGCTCAGAAAAATTGTTCGTGAGGAAACTGGTGGACAGCAGAGTGGTGGAAATTATCGTTTTACTGCTCAGATTAACCGAAGAACAGTATTTGATGAAATTATCGAAGAAGCAAAGTTAAGACGTGATACAAGCGGTAGAAACCCGTTTGAACTGGCATAGGAGGTGGAAGCGTGGCAACTATTCCAAAAGGCATAACAGAACGATACAAGATGAATGGGGCTTCCATCTATCAGCCAGATAAAGATATGGGATATAACCTCGAAACAACTTATTCAGAAGGTAGTAACCGTACGCAGTTCGGAAAAGCGTTGTTAACTCCATTGTTTACAGTCGAACAGTATAGCTATGAAGCATCAAACGTTCCAGTTATAGAAGCAAACAAAATTCTCAAAATTATCGCAAAAGGAAAAACTTTCAATTTGTACCATTGGTCGCTTTACCACATGGCATGGAGAACTGACCCGTTTTATGTCGGAAAAGCAAGCCTAACTATTGGAGAAATATCTCCAGACTTAAAATTTGTATCAAAAATATCTTTTAACATGCAGGGAGTGAATCCACTTGATTAATGTATCTGATGCGTTCAAACAAAAACTACAGGACGGAGAAAGAGTCTGGCAGGAAGTGGAAATCACCTTTCCTGACGGAACTGTAAAAACAGTCAAAAATGAAATCATGGGCGAAAACTGCACCTTTTCCGATTGTGCAGAAAGTAGCAGCTTTCCGATTGGCTGCGTTGTTTGTAAATCCATGACATTGGAGTTGGACAACACTTCCGACCAGTGGAAAAACTATAATTTCTACATGGCAAAAGTTCATGCGTATCTTAAAATGCAGACCTCTGTAGCAAGTTCGGCTACAACAGATGAATTGCTGGATGAAAACTATGAGCCAATTCTTGACCAGAGTGGCGGTGCGATTCTGGGAACAAAAGCAGCGACAGAAGACAGAGTCGAAACCATTGATAAAGGTATTTATACAATTACGACACCAGAACAATATGGCGAAATCCTTAGTTTTACCGCTTTGGACGATATGTATAAAACGAACGCAACTTATATATCTCATCTGGTTCTGCCACAGTCAATAGAGACTCTTGTTAGAGATGCGTGTGAGACTCTTGGTATTCCGTCAGAAGTCTCCATGGCTCATGGAAATCTGATCGTGTCAGAGATTCCGGAAAACATGACGTTTCGTCAGTTGTTCGGATGGGCAGCAATGCTTGAGACTGCGAACGCTCGCCTGGACAGCAGAGGATACTTGCGATTTATCAGATGGGATTTTTCCAATGTACAAGAAGATTACAACGCAGTAGTGGACGATGATGGAAATGTAACATTTAAAGGCGGCGCAAGTATTGACTCAGAAAGTTTTATCAGTCCGACAGGGAACTGGACAATTGATAGTGATGGATTCTTGACACTGATCGAATCAGTAGCTGACACATCCGAAAAGCTCAAAGACTTTTTTACAAGTCCAACCGTTTCTAGTGATGATATTGTGATTACTGGAATCAAGCTAAAAAATAGAGAAAATGAAGCCATGTACGGAATCACAGGATATGTTCTTGAATTGGAAAACGACCTTGTTGCGGATTCGGACTTGGACACGGTAGCTGCTCAAATCGGTGATTCCATAATTGGAGCTAAATTCCGTAACATGTCGGGAGAACTTGCATATAATCCACTCATTGAGTTTGGAGATATGGCATATACTTACGACCGCAAGTGGAATAGGTATATCACTCCACTGACGGACGTTTCTTGTTCCGTTAATGGAAAGACTACTGTAAAAACTCAAGCCGACGACCCTATCAGAGGGCAGAGCAAATTCCAGTCAGAATCCACTAAGGCAATCGTAGAAGCAAGGCGGCTTGTAAAAAAAGAAAAAACGGCCAGAGAAAAAGCAGTAGAGAAATTAGAAGAAACCTTAAAAAATTCTTCTGGATTATATGAAACATCAGTCACACAGGAAGATGGCAGTACTATCACATATCTGCATAACAAGCCTACACTCGCAGAATCAAAAAATGTAATTAAATTCACAGCAGAAGCCATTGGCGTATCCAATGATGGTGGCAAAACATATCCTTACGGTTTCTTTCTGACAGGCGATTTGATAGCAAAAATTCTGTACGCACATGGTATCAATGCTGATTATATCGACACAGGTGCACTGACTGTTAGAGATAGCGATGGAAATATCATCTTCCAAGTTGATATGGATACCAAAAAAGTAATCATCAGCGGAGATAATGTTGTAATTGGTGACAGTTCTTTGCCGGATAAACTGACAAAAATGGACAACAATATTGCATCTGCCAAGAATATGACATTCCAGCTGTCGAACGATATGCAGACGATTACATCTGACGCAGACGGAAACATTCCGGTATTTCCAACAGTGGCAACTACAGCGAAAGTTATGTACGGCTCGTCAGATATCACAAATGATTGTAGCTATACCATTACAAAATCAGACAGTGTAACCGGCTCTTGGGATGTAGATACGCATACTTACACTGTCACAGGCTTGAGTGCAGACAATGGATGGGTGGATATTAAGGCAACGTACCTGATTAATCTTTCTATAACGAAGAGATTTACGATTTCCAAGCAGAAATCAGGGAAAAACGGAAAACAGCTTTATACATGGAGAAAATACGCATCCATGCCGGATGGCTCTGATATGAGTGATAGCCCAGATTATGTAAAACTTCTGGACAGCGCCGAAAGTCCCATACTGGACAGTACCGGGGATAAAATCTATACAGTCACAGAAGCAATCTATGTTGGAATTGCTGATAATAAAACTACAGAAACACCGTCTGATAATCCGAAAGATTACATTTGGAGCCGTTTTCGCGGCGAAGACGGAGCGGATGGAATTGGCATTCCGGGAGAGAACGGAGAAACTTCTTACATCCATACCGCTTATGCAAATAGTATTGACGGAACTGTGGATTTTTCCACAACTGATACAGATAGAATTTACATTGGTCATTATTCCGATTTCGAAAAGACGGACAGTGCAGACCCAGCGAAATATACATGGGCGAGAATGCGTGGAGAAGACGGGCCTCCAGGAAGAACGTATTATCTGAGAGCCAACGCAGAAGTCCTGATGATGGGACAGGATAAGAAAATAACTCCTAATCCATTCAATGTTCATGCGTATTACAGAGATGGACAGGGTGACGAAGCAACTTTTAAAACCTGGTGGATAGTAGAATACAGCAAAGATGCCGGAAAAACATGGACAAAAATGGCCTTTAATTCACAGACCAGCGGAATAACTATTAATCCAGATAGCTATTCTCTTGGTGCTGACGGAATGATACGTGCAACAATTTATACGGATTCCGGAAGAACTAAAATCGCCGATCAGCAGACATGGCAGGTTGCCGTTGACGTTGGCATGCTTACGCAGGAGCAGATTGTTGAGATATTGTCCAATGACGGAGAATTTAAAGGTCTCTACTATCTGAATGGACATCTGTACATCAGTTTAGACGCATTGATGGGAAACGCCGCAATTCTAGGTGGAACCAAAAACGGCAACGGATACCTAAAGATTAAAGATAAAAAAGGCACCGTGAAGGGACTGATAGATTACTCAGGCTACACTGCATTTACAAGCTATGAAGAAAATTCTACGCGCATGAAATATACAGGAATTTGTTTTTCAGATACTGGAATAAATCCTGTTAGTGCCGAGAAATACTTTAGCAGCACTGCGGACATTGAATACGTTGAAACGGCGTGGGGAATCGACTGGACCGCCGAAGAGCTTAATATTAGCGCAACAGAAGTATCAGCTAATACCGGTAAGTTTTCAAATTTGACTGCCGAAAATTGTAACTTGGAAGTCAAAAAAATGAATGTATCTGGTCCGTGCACTTTTGATGATGAAAATAACGAACCGATATTTAGGCAAAGCATGAAAGTGTATGGTTTTGGCTTTACAACATCTGGATGGAATGCTTGGATTTCAAATAACGATTATAGACTTCGCGCATATGGCTCATCATCTGAAAGGTACAAGATTCTTGGAGATTCATTGACGGAAGAATTCATTGAAAGCCTGTATAACATCGAACCAATAATGGCACGGTACAAAGACGGCTATCTTGAAGAACATGATGAGCGTGTTGGAGTTGAATTTCCGATGTTCCGTGCGGAAGATGTGAATATATATTTTCCTCTGGCAGTTGACCACATAGATGGCAAAGCTGAGAACTGGAACGAACGTATCATGATACCTGCAATGTTCGCGATGATAAAAAGCCAGAAAGAACAGCTTGACCAACAGGAGAAACTAATTAATCAGCTCTATAAAAAGCTCAATATAGAAAAGGAGAATTAATATGGCAAAATTTAATGAGTACACACAGAAAGCAACACCGGAAGATGCAGATACACTGATGATTTACGATGCGGCGGCGAAGGCAAACAAGCTTTCACCATTCAGCGGAATCTGGAACTGGATGGTCAATAAATTGACAAATGCAGTAATCAATAACTTGCAGACTTCAAACAAGACTGTAGTGGGGGCTCTTAATGAATTAAATAGTAAGGTCTTCATTAATTATCGAAATCTTTCAACATTTTCTGTAAATATTAGGCTTGATAAGAGCACCTATACATCGTTTCTCATGTACGGAGCGACTTCACAAAATAATGGATTTATGTACATTGTCTTTATTGATATTGCATCGGGAAAACGGACAGTAAATTTTATTAAAATTGCAGACTTTATGGCAAACAGGACTTTTTCGGGTACATACAGTGATGACACAACTACATTGACGATAAACGCTAGCGAAACCATATGGGGAGGCATTAAGTTGCTGATGTTTAAATAGTAACCGGCTTGGACTTGATCCGCGAAAAAATACTAGCATCGAATCGAATACGGATTTGAATACAGTGTTGACTTCAGGATCATATTTTTCGCGAGATTCAGTTGCGAGCGCAACCATAAAAAATTCTCCTTATGAAAATCAAGGTTATTGGATGATTTCTTTCTGACACTTGATAAACCTCTCGATAAAATTACCACTAACGATATCCGAATCTATCTGTATGGATTATCGCAAAAAGGCAATACGAACCGAACCATAGATAGAAAGAGAATAGTATTCCATACTTTTCTGGATTGGTGCAGACAAGAAGGTTATATTCCATCCAATCCATGCGACAGAATCAGACCGATAAAATACGAAGCCAAACCACGTACTCCATTAACAGACTTGGAGCTTGAGATTGTTCGCGACGCTTGCAAAGATTACAGAGAGCGTGCATTAGTGGAGCTGCTGTACAGCACTGGCTGTCGTGTGTCCGAACTTGCAATCCTCAAGAAGTCAGACATTGATTTTCGCACAAAGGAAGTCCAGCTATTCGGAAAAGGCAGTAAGCACAGAATATCCTACATTAACGCACGTGCTGAGATTGCATTGAAGAAATACTGGCTGACACGAAAAGACATGGATGATAGTGTAATCTGTACTGTCAGACAGCCGTATCATGGCATCAAAAAGCCACAGATAGAACAGATAATCCGTCAGATTGGAGAGAGGGCAAACCTTGGAAGAAACCTGTATCCGCATCTGATAAGACACACTACTGCCACAAGTGCTTTGGAACGTGGCATGGACGTTACAGAATTACAAAAGATGTTAGGACATGAAAAACTAGACACAACTATGATTTATGCGAAGGTATCGCAAGAATCATTGAAATACAGTCACCACAGATACGTGGTGTGAAAGGAGCACAACATGGAAATTAAAGGAATTGACGTATCATCCTATCAAGGTAATCCAGATTGGTCAAAAGTATCGAATTCTGGAATTAAGTTTGCAATTTTGAGAATTCATCAGAAATCCGGCACAGATGTATCATTCGAACACAACTACAAGGGCTGTAAATCCAATGGAATTCTTATTGGTGGATATAAGTACAGCTATGCTTTAACATCGGCACAAGCTATCGAGGAAGCTGAGAACGTAATTTCTGTTCTTGGTGGACGTGGACTTGACTTTCCAGTATTCTATGACCTTGAATGGAAACAGCAGAGAAGGCTTGGAAAACAGGCGATTGAGAATATTGCAGTATCGTTTCTGACCAGAATCAAGAAAGCCGGTTATAAGGTTGGAATTTATTGTAATCTCGACTGGTACAATAATGTTCTGACAGATGCTCTCAAGCAATATGATTGTTGGATTGCCCGTTATCCGGCAAGCGACAATGGTTCTGTGCAGGAAAGATTACGTCCGAATGTCGGTGTAGGCTGGCAGTATTCCAGTAAAGGAAAAGTTCCAGGAATTAATGGAAATGTTGATATGGATGTGTTTTACAAGGATTATAGAGATTCTAACCAGAAAGGAGAAACTAAAATGGTAAAAATCAGTAACTGCGGACATGATGAAAGAGGAAGATATGCAGGTGGGAAAGCAGGAGATCAGACTGGTACAGAATATCAGATCATGAACTGGTACAGCAGACCGTGGCTCTGTGTTCTAAGATTCAATGACGCTAAAATCGCAACCATGATCGCAGACATGGCGACAAAAGCGGCACAGAACAATCTCATCGGATACGATCAGGGTACTTCCGGAAACAGCAATGACCGGTATTCGTTCTGGCGGCACTTAAAGGCAAGTAACTACGATCCGGCGCAGATCACGGTAGCTTGTGAATCTGATTGCAGCGCAAGTACAGCAGCTATTGTCAAAGGGGCTGGGTATCGCTTAAATAATGCAAGGCTCAAAGCGGTCAGCATCTATCTGACGACACGGAACATGAGAGCTGCAATGAAGATTGCCGGTGCGAAAGTACTGACGGATAGAAAGTATCTGACATCCGGCGACTATCTAAAGGCAGGAGATATCCTCCTGAATGATAACCACCACGTGGCTATCGCTGTTACCACCGGCGCAAAAGCAAATACGCTTTCAGCGTCAACTATTCTGTCTAAAACTCCGAAGTGGGTGGGAAAGGTAACTGCAAATACACTTAATGTCCGCACATGGGCAGGAACAGAGTATGCACAGCTTAAAAGCTATCCTACACTTGCAAAAGGCAATTTAGTTGATGTATGCGATACCATTAAAGCCAAAGATGGAGCATCTTGGTACTATATCCGCATTGCCGGAAAATATTTTGGATTTGTTTCTGCAAAATACATCAAAAAAGCATAAATTTAAGCCCCTTGGAAATTATTCCTTGGGGCTGTTTTTTTACATATTGTATCAAATTCGTGTTGCATTTCGTGTTGCATAGTTCTTCTTTTTTATGCCAAAACTGGCAAAATAACATATTTTATGAGCTAATTTGAAATTGCCGAAACCATTGAAAACACTACGTTCTTTGCGAGAACCAGTGAATACAAGATTTTCATAAAAATGCGGATGACAGGACTTGAACCTGCAAGAAAAAGCCTAGCATTCCCTATTTTACAGCATTTGTTTATTTCGTGTTGCATTTTGTGTTGCATAGCTTTGAAAAATAATCATTCCCAATTTCATTCATCTCTTTTTCTCGATCAACCAGAACGTGCCGATATACATTTTTTAATGTGGTATCATCCTCCCAACCGCCGCGCTGCATAATATATACATCTGGAATTCCAAGAGTATGCAACTCAGATGCGCAATAATGACGCAAATCATGGAATCGAAAATGATGAATCTGATTGTCATCTAACAGATCTGAAAATCTGTCGGATATTTGCGATGGGTTCAAATTTGTTATTTTCCCATGTATTCCTTTTAATTTATCTGCAACAAAACCTGGATATGAAATGAATCTGTCACCAGCAAAAGATTTTGGTCTTTTGATAACCCAACCATGAGAATCATTCATAACCATAGCATATTCGACATGTACTATGTTCTGCTTGATATGATCAGAATTAAGCGCACAGATTTCTGACCGCCTCATCGGACCGAACGCTGCCAGAAGAACAGGTATCTCTAATTCACTACCTACAGTACATTCAATTACCTTTTTGACTTCGGCAGATGTAGGTACATAGATTTTCGGTCTTACCTTTTTAGGTAAGGAAGTTCTTAAGATGAAATCCGAACGATAAGTCTTCAAGACAGTAGAAAGAAAGCCATGCATATTGTACACAGTTTTTGGCGAATGAGTAAGTGCTTCACGATTCATTTCAGCTTGAACATCCTCTTGAGTGATTTCCATTATATTTAATGACATAAGTTTAGCCATGTCTCTTTTGACAGATCGCTTATATTCTCTAATAGTTCCAGGGGATAAAACACCTGTTCTGCTTTCTATGTATTTATTACATGCCTCTTTTAATGTCATATCTTCTGGTGGAACATATCGCGCAGTCAATACTTCACTTTCTTTTTTTGCTGCCCATTCGGCAGCCATTTGCTCACAGATTCGCTTCCCTTTTTTGCTAGGATCTGAACATGTAAAAGATTTATAAACCCTTTTCTTTTTGATAGTCCCGTCTGATAACGGGATTTCTTCGATGTGACTGAATACCTGACATCTCCATGAGCCAGATGGCAGTTTTTTTGCAGTTGCCATTTCTTTTCCTCCTTATTAACCGAACAAACTTTCTGACTTGTCCGAACACACCGAAGATGATACAATATGACTTGTCAGGCGATACGTTTCACTTCGTTATGCTTTGCGGAACGTAAAAATATTTTTCTTTTTTTTAAAAACCGGTCCTCGTTGGTAGCGAGAGCCGGTTCTTTTTTATAAAAGTTCTGATTTTTTCTGGTCAAATTCTTCTTGAGTAATAATACCGCTATCTAAAAGCTCTTTGTAATCCTTCAGTAGTTCAACGGATGTTTTCTGATTTCGAACATTTTCAACAGCATCAGAGCTTTTGGAAATATTGAAGCTCTTTAACTGCATATCTATATTTGAACTACAGCGGAATCCAATAGTATTTATTTGATTGGTTTCGATATTCCGCATTTTCATAGATGCATAAGAATCCACTTCAATGTTATCACTTGTTGTGGTAGCAGTTCCAGTAGTAGTGGAATTATTCTTTCCTTTGGTTTTCTTTCCAGTTCCAACAGCTGCACCGACTATAGTTCCAACTCCCGGAGCAATAGCGGTTCCAACAACGGCTCCTGCTAAATGCCCTCTTCGTTTCGTTTTTTCTTTACTTTTCCCTTTAGTGTGAGATGTTGTAGTTGTCTTTTCTACTGTTCTGTATTCCGGCCCGTTCCATTCATAGTCGAAAAGTTCATATTTGGTTGGAGCATCTGACACTGTAACAGACCCATCTTTCCATTGCTTCAAATCAAATCTTGCGTGTTTGGAACCAAGCTCAAAATCCTCCTTACCGGATATAACTCTCAGATTCAATACTCGAACAGGTTTTTCTACAACCGCTGGCTGGGTTGCTACGGAATTATTTGATATTGCAGGTTTTTGAACCTTATTTTTAATAGACAGCAAAAGTGCAAAAATAAGATACAAAACAGCAATTCCAAATACCTCAAGTACAACAACGACCATAATATTGTCTGATGAAAGATCGTTTGAACTCATCAAGGCCACAATCATTAATACAATTAATGCGGTCCAAACGATCATCAACACATTTCGTATTTTTTTCATATTTCCCCCTTTTGACACGATTACTCAAAATTCTCGATATAATTCTTATATAGATTCCTTATTTTGGCAGCCTCCCTCTGCCTGATTGGAACAATATCCCCCGATATCATCTCAAAATGATCTGATGCATCTTTAATTTCGTCCATGTTGACGATATAACTTTGATGGCAACGGAGAAATCTTCCATCAAGATGCGGCTCTATATCTGACAGCTTTCCACGTGCTACATGTATAACGCCGCAAGTACAGTGGACGAGAATTGATTTATTTCGGCTTTCTATGTATTCGATGTGACGGAATTCTACCCGATGTAAGTGATCTCGGTTTTTGATAGTCAAGGCTTTCTCACGGATATCTTCCAATGTGTGTGCTACGACAGAATACATGCGTCCATGCTCAGAGCCTTTGATGATGTAATGCACTGGCAAGACGTCCAATGCGTCAAATACATAGTTTTTGTATGCTGTCCAGAAGGCAATGTTGCCATTATATCCATTTTTCCTGAGCTGTCTTGCAACATTTATGCCATTCTCATTATCAAGGACCACATCCAACACGACTATATCGTACCATTGACCGTCTGCTATATCGTCAATCAGCGGCTTTCCACTACTATAAGTGTTTAGCGTGTAACTCTTGTCTCCGCGCTTTTTCAAAAACTCATCAACATGAGCCTTAAAAAAATCAATCTGTAAAGAATTATCGTCACAAATCGCAATTTTCATGCAAATCAGTCCTTTAAATTGTCATTTTCGCCATTTGCGTTAAATAAGAATTCTATATGTTATAGTTGATTATAGCATCATGCAATATAGTTGTAAATAGACGTTTGTAGGTGATTTTAGAATGAAAAGAGTCAAAAAAGTACTAATTTTGATATCGGTTATAGTTTTTGTCAATTATATAATCCATCTTCCAATGTGCGTGGATGATTATGTACACAAGGATTCTGACATATACTCTGCTCAACACATGTGCAGGCATTCGACCTTGACCAGGAACGCGAAGGGAATTTTGAAAACAGACGGTATTATAGAAACAATAAAAATTCCACTCAAAGCGAACTTCCTTTTTGCAAAAGTAAAAATTATATTCGATATTACGAATATTCCAGTGTACCACTGGCAGTTAGCTAGAGGAAATTTAGGCGTGTCTCGTTTTATTGGACTTGTGGGTTGATATAATAAGAACGAATGTTCGGTTATATTTCCCACAAACCGGACATATACTGTAATGTAGGTGGTAATTGCAATAGGGAGGGTTATTTATGGATTATAAGAAGGAAATTATTGAGATGATAGAAAAAGCAGATCACGACCAATTATATACAATATTCAGATTTATAATATCATTTCTAGGACTGAAATAAAAATAGGGGCAGGAGTTATTTCCTGTCCCCATCTTTTTATTCTTCTTTCTTATCTGCCAAAGCATTGGCAAGTTTCTGGAGAGTTTCCCACTCTGATTCATTTAGATTAGCAAGTATTTCTACTAATCGTATTTTGAAGCTATCTGCTTCTCCATTCAGGACCGAACCAACGAAATCCGCAATCTCAGATTTTCTTTTATTCTGAATAAACATTTCGCCTGTTCCCTCAGTCAACCATTCATAATTGACTTTGAACTCTCGGCAGATGTCTTTGATGGTTCGCTCTGATGGAACTCTTTCTCCTTTTTCTATCATCCAAACAAAGTTCTTAGATACCCCGATTTTCTCGGCGAACTCATCCTGAGTCATCTTCGCAGTCTTTCTTATTTGTTGAATCCTGGTGTTCACTCTTTTCACCTCCTATCCTTAACTGCAAGTATATAGTAACACAAAAATCTAACTCTGTCAAATTTTTTGTGAGATTTACGCTTGACAAATCTATCTGAGTGAGATATTATAATAACACAAGGTAACACAAAACCTTGAGCGTTTACTACAATCTAATACAAACAAGGCTTCTATTAGATAAAAAGAAACTGCTAGGGGTCTCGTCCCTAACAGCTCTTTACCAAATTTGTTTACCCTATGTACTTTGCAGGCTGACGCCACATCTGACGAGACCAGATGCTTCTTGAAGCACCTTGTCACTTTCGCAGTCTTGGTTCTGCAACATGCCTAATCGCTGACAAAACAATCAGAGCCGTCTTTGACCTGTTTTGACTGTCGAGGTATCAGTACGAACGGATTAAGAGCAAAGGGAACAGGCAAATTCAAAAGTTGGGTCATGATAACCACTCCTTTCCTTTGCCAATAGGCATTAACTAAGATAACACAAATAAGTGGTAAACGCAACTAAAAATAAGTAGGAGGTGATTTTTTGGAACGTCTTTACACTTGCGAAGAAATCGCTCAGAGATATAGTGTGAAAGTTCCTACCGTGTGGAGATGGATACGGAATAAACAGCTTCCGGCAATCAATCTGAACGGCTCTGGTTACAGAGTGCTAGAAAGTGACTTAGTTGCTTTTGAAGAATCAAAACGTGTAAGAAAGGAGTGAATACATTGTCTGAGAAAGAAAAAAAGATTCTCGAATCAATAACCAAGGCAGTTCCCAATATGTCAGAGTTTGACAAGGGATATTTTCTTGGGGTCGGAGAAACAATCGCAAAATACAAGAATCCTGATAAAGCAGATAGGTTCCTTGAACCGAAGATTCCAGAAAGTAAACAGACAGATTAAAACCATCTACAAAGTTCTTGACTAGAAAGGAAGTGAAAACAGTTGAGCAGATACAAAAACAAAGTCGAAGAGTCCTTTGGAGAGCTTTGGAAATTTGTTCTGGATTTGCAATATGAGACAGGCAAGATTAAAAAAGCTGTTCTGACAGGGGAAAAAGGCGACTTGAAGATGCCCGAAGAAATTCCAAGTGAGCAGACAGATAACGGATATCTGAAAGAGCAGTTCGGAATATATTCACGATATGTAAAATCGTTATCCATCTGCACACACGTTTTGACAGTTATTTCAGTAATTGCTCTAACAATTTCAATAGTGGCTCTGATTGTATAGAGATTGAGAAAAGACCTGTAATCAGCGCAATGATGGACAGAACAGTTGTTATCCAAAATCTGGATATATCTTGAAAATATGCTTTCATGGCAACTTCTCCTGCTTGCGTGATTTCATATTCGTACTCTCGCAATCTTGAGCGCATAAAGCATTTTTTGTTGAAAAGGTATTTGCAGGCATCTACTTCACGCTGATTGATAGGAGTAAATCCACAATTTCTTAAAGCTTTTTTCAATATTTTATATTGATATCTTGTTACCAAATGAGCACCTCCTTTACAGGAGAGTATATCACAAAATTCAAAAGACGAAACAAAGAAACTGTGCATTCACAGTAATTAAAGAGGAGGAAGAAAATGAAGAAATTTGAATTAACATCAGAAACCAAAATTAACATTTTCGGAAAGAAACTTTTCCGAATCAAAGCACTCATTTCATTTGCGGATGTAGAAGCCGGAGAAACTGGCGGATGGGTAGAAAAAGAAGGAAATGTAAACCAGTCCGGCAATGCATGGGTGTACGGCAATGCAATGGTGTACGGCGATGCAATGGTGTCCGGCAATGCAAAGGTGTACGGCGATGCAATGGTGTCC